TTTTCCTCCTTATTTCACCGCCATCATTCAGCATCCTCTTTCATGAGTGATGTTGCCATGATGCAATATCCGTCCTCAAGACCTGCAAACTCCTCAAGGATATATGTCACAAGCACTCTCACGGTGCGTCCTGTGTTCTTTCCGTCCTTGAACTCCATCATCTCAAGGATGTCGCCTTTTTTATAGCCTCTGTCATTCTTCCGGAGTTCAAATGTCTTTTCTCCGGATGCAACCTCCTCAAAAAATGTCGCTCCCAGTTTAATGTGATGCACTTTCTGACCGTTCTCCTGTGTGTCTGACGGGAGGTTGTTCATCTTCTCCTCCTCTGCCTGTTCACGGAGTTTCTTTTTCGTTTCACGGTCGATTGCATCCTGCTCCTCGTTATATCTCTGCTCCTCGGTCTTGTAAGCCTCTGCACGGTTCTTGTACTGGTCGCATGAGGTACATGTTCCGGTCTTTACGTTGCAAGTCTCGTATTCGGTGCAGGAATAGCAGATTGATGTGATTCCCTCCGGATGCGGTGTCTCATAATCATCGCCCGCTTTCTTTTCTTCCGGAGGATTCATGCTGTTTTCTGATGGCTGCTGCCCTGCTGTGTCTGAATCTGACACGATGTCCTGCTGCCCTGCTGCATCCTGCTCCTGTTCCGGTTTCTGTGGTGATTTCATGTCCTTAATTTCCGTATAGGACAATTCTCCGTTTTCCTTGTACTTTGCAAGTGCCTCCTGCTGCATCTCCGGAGACATCCCACTCAACTCATACGCTGCGGAGAATGTGAGACGCTCGTTGTTGAGTTCCTCTCGAAACTCCGGAATCAGATTGTTGTTGACGCTCTCAATCTGTGCGATCTTGGTCTTTGACATCTTGAGCATTGAGGCGATGACATCACGGAGGCGACCGGACTGGAGGTCATATCCTTTGATTTTCTTTCCATCCGTTTTCATACGCTCAAGACACGCTTTGAGACGCTGTTCCTCCTCGATGACATCCTTGAGAGACTTTGTCCGGTATGCGTTTGCGATGATGATTTCCACCTGCTCCTCGTCCTCGTCCTGCGGTGTGGTCAGTTTGCAGGTCGCAATCTCAAAATCTTTATATCCCTGCTCGACAAGGTGCTTGAGTGCAAGCCACCGTCTCTCACCTGCGACGATTCTATATTCACCCTGCTCATTCGGCTCAAATACAACCTCAAGATTCTGTTTGAGACCATACATGAGGATGTCTCCTGCCAGTTCCTCAATATCTGCCAAATCGTAGAAATTGAGTTTGTTCCGGTACATCTTGAAAATTGAAATGTCCTTTGTCCGGAATCTCGCTCTCGGTGATTCGTCAACTCCTGCCTTACTATTCTTGTTCAGTGCGTCCATGACGCTGAATCCTGTTGCCATGTTCTTTCCTCCTGTTTTCTCCCGTCAGTGCGGTCACAATTTCTTTGTATTCCATTTCACACTCGAAAATCTGTGCGTCGAGTGCGTCCAGTCTCTTGTATAACTGGTTTTCAATGCTTTTCGGTACTTTCTCGCCATTCCGCAGCAATATACCGATTATCTGATATTTACTCTTGCAGGTCAGTTCCGTCAAAATCTGAATCTGTTGCTTTTGATTCTCTGCTCTCCGGAATGACCCACATATCTCTCTTTCGGTCACACGCACCCGCTCCCCTATTCTGTTAATTTCTGCTTTTTGGTCTCTGTACGCTCGACGTTTATCTCGCCTTTGCTATTCTGTGATATAGATGCTTTGACCCCACCTCGGAGGTTCAGAGTGACCTTTGCCAGTCCTCCGGTGTATATCTCCTCAACTGCTGCCTTGAGAATATTCACGATGCCCTCACTGCATCTCTTTTCCGGTGCTGCTGCCTCTCCGAACAATGCAGCGACGTTCTGCATCGCCTTTTCTTTCCTCTGTTTCTCTTTCTGATACTCAACCGCCTGTTCACAGGTGCAGGACATTGTCGCCTGTTCCTCTGCCTGTGGCTGTGTCAATTTCTCCTCGCTGTCGATCTGCACCATCTGTCCGCAGAATCGACACGGTGCTGTGTTGATGATGTTTCCCATGTTCAATCCTCTCTTTCTGTCGCTCTCATGCGACCTCCTGCAAAATTATCTTTCTGAATATGCTCTCAAATATCGGAACTGCGATGCTGTTCCCTGCTTGGTCATATAAAGCCTTGTAATATTTCCCGTTTCTCTCTTGAACTGCTTTCGCCCTGTCAAAATCCTCGTCTGTATATCCCATCAATCTCCAACACTCACGCTCTGTCAAATACCGATACCGTCCATCTCCTCGGTCGATGACCTGTGCAGGTGTCCGGTCTTGCCTTGTTGTGATTGTATATGCACAATCTTTGATGACCGCCGCTCTCCGGATTCCTTTTTCTCCGATACATGCAAGGACGGACGGTTGTGTCACATCGTAGATGTCCGGAACGTCATCCTCAAGGAACTCTTGCAGGTTTCGCATCGGTGTCCTTATGAGGTCATCGAACTCAAATTTTTCACCATTCAGAACAGAAACCGTGAACACTCTTTCTCTCGCCTGTGGCAATCCGAACTCTCTTGCATCTAAAACCGCATAATTATTCGTGTACCCCAGTTTTTCCATCTCGACCATGTATCTGTCGAAATTCGGTCTCATGTACTTTGATTTCACATTCTTCACGTTTTCCCATATCACATAACGAGGTCGCCATTCTCCCATATTCTCAATGATATGTATTGTCTCCCACATGAGAGAGGAACGTGTTCCGCTCCCCTCGTCTGAACCTTTCCCTCTGTTAATTCTTCCGTCTCCTGTCGCTTTCCCTTGATGTCCTGCGATGCTCATGTCTTGACAAGGCGAACCATGAATCAAAATATCCGGTTTCAGATTCCATCCGACGACCGTCTGTGTTTTATATTCTAATTCCTCACGGAACATCGAATTGTATGACCGGACTGCTTTTTCGTTGATCTCCACATAGTCGATTGCTTTTGTTGGGATGTTCAAATTTCTCAAGGCACATCGAGGCGAACCAATTCCCCCGAATAATTCAAGGATTTGTATTGTCTCGCCCATGTCCTGCTGCCTCCTCTCTTTTTGCAAGTTCTTCTTTTGCCAGTTTTATGAAATCTTTCAAATCTTCCAGTCTGCGGTTGTACTTCTCAAACGCTTTCCGTGCATTGTCGTACTGCCATTTAAGAAAAAGCCATTGTGTTGTTCCCTCTTTCTCTTTCAATTCTTTTTCTGCCTTTTCGATGGTCTCTTTCAAATCTCCGCTATACTTGAATGTTGTTCCGTTCTTTTTATGCACCGCTCTCATTCCTGCCATGTCTACCCCTCCAGTTCCTTGAGTAATTCATGAACCACATTGCGATAGTCCTGTGACACGATGCAGTTCTTTGAAAACTGCGGGAGGACTGCCATTCTCATTGATGCCTTTTCCGCTACAATCGACCGACGAATCGGTGTGACGAACATGTCAAATCCGGAACTGGTTTTCATCCACTCCTCGAAATCCAGTGATGTCTTGTTTTTCTGTCTCATGGTCACAAGGCCTTTGATTCGGAGTTCCGGATTGATTTCCCGCAGGTCGTCAACCTGCTCCTGCAAATTGTGAATCGCCTCGTTTTCATATCCTCCGACCTTTACGGGTGCAATGACGAGTTCTGCTGCCAGTAGAATGTTGATGACCACCATATCAAGCAGACGACCACAATCACAAATGCAATAGTCGTATGCCTCGGATATTTCCTCCAGTGCATCCCGCAGCCTCGTGACTTGATTTGCCTCCTGCTTGAGCAGCAGTTTCATGTCTGTCTGCATGAGATACCCGTTTGCAGGAATGATGTCAATGTGGCTGTACTGTGTGGGTCTTATCAAGTCCGTTGTCCGGTATGACCCGCCCACGCTCACATGACGCTCAAGCAGTTCGCTCATTCCTGTTCCCTCCGGCTCGTATGCCTCGAATGTCTTGGATGTATCGCCCTGCGGGTCTCCGTCGAGAATGAGAACACGTTTCTCCTGCTCCTCTCCCAACATGTAGGCGATTGCATCCGATGTCGTTGTCTTTCCGATTCCACCTTTCGGTGACATAACTGCAATAATTCTCATTTTTTCTGTTCCTCCTGTTATCCTCTTGTTACCTGTTACATGAAACCTCTGTCGTCCGGCTGTCTCCATCCGCAGCGGTGCAGGTGCATCCCCTCGCCCACCTTGTAGAGTGTATATGTGAACCCTGCTCCCAGTGCTATGACGACGACTGCTGCCACAATGATGATTTTCCTCATGTCCTCACCTCCCCGCTATATCGTGATTGTGTGGTATATACACAACTGCAAATCTCTGAAAGAATAGTCCGGTGTTTCCTCCGGTTTCATCGGTGCAATGAGACCCCGTTCCTTGTATTTCCTGTGAGTGATCTCCGGAATTGCTCGGAATCTCTTGACCTCTGCATCTCCTATCTGTGCGACAATGTCCTTGTCAACCTCCATGTTTGCGAAATACTGGTTGTATATCTCCTCACCGTCCTTGATGACCCGAACCCTGTCCGGACTTTCAAGCAACGTCATAACATCCTTGACCGTCATCCTGCTGCACCTCCTCATTTCTTTCTCGGTTTGCTCTCTTTGATTTCCCCATTCTTGAGGATGCTGTTGTTCGGTATATCCATGACCATCTTTTCGATTGCGTCCTGCTTTCCACTCGCTCGCCCCATCACAATCATGACATCGTTCATCCTCCAACTATTGAGAGATAAATATTTCTTGATGACCTCGATTGCCTCCTCTGCGGAGTAGCAGGTCGCCACGAAATGACCTGCCTCTGCCATGTCTTTGAGGAACTCTTTCTGTGATACCTGCTGCCTGTTGTCTCCGAACTTCATCTCGATGTATAGTCCGCAATAAATTCCTTTCGGATATGGCAAGCAAAGGTCGCTCACTCCCGCCTTGACACCCATCTGTTTGAGTTTGACCGCCTCCTGCTTGTTCCTGCTGCCTCCGTTCGGTACATGATGCAGCCATTTCAATTCCGGATAACGATTCACATTCCAGTTCGCCCACGACACGACATTGATTTGCTCCGTGTCCTCACTTCTCATTGCATATCTCATGTTCATTCTCTTTCACCTCTTTCCTGCTGCCTGTCTCCTGCTTGCACATGTCATAATATTCACAGAACAGACACACATGTCTGCAATCCTTGACCCTCAACATGTGCAGAATCCTCTCAATCACCTGCATCCCGCTCCAGTTCCTCCTCAATTTCTTTCATCCGGCTCATGATGGTCTGATTGTACTCATACACATAGATTCCGTTTTTCCATAGGTGTTGTTTTGCTCCCTGCTCCCCGTAGTTATACGCTGCAAGTGCATCTTGAATCGTTCCGTATCTCTCAATCAGTTCCGACAGGTAATCAATCCCGACAAGTACGTTCTGATATGGGTTCGTGAGGTCTGTGACGTTCAGACGCTCCATCCTGTCTCTGTGGCACTCCTCATATATCTGCATGTACCCGATAGAATGACCATCGTCACCAACCTTGTCGAATTTATATCCGGATTCTTTCTCAATCAGAGCGACCACAAGGTCATATCTGACCCCGTACTGCTTGCAGACGCAATATGTATATACCTGCATCTTTTCCGGAAAATAGCCACCTGTCCGACTGTATTCCTCCGGTATCTCATAGAGCACGAATCCATCCTCCTCGCCTCCCCAGTCTGCCGACATGGTGTCAAATACTGCATACTTGTCCGGTTCTGTGTCCTGCTCCTGCTGCCATGTTCGCACCTGCTCAAGCATTGCATTTTGTCCGGATGCCTCTCTTTTCTCGTCGATTCTCTGCATCCGTGCATTGAACTCCTGCGACTGCTGCTCATACTCCTCAAATTCCTTGTCATCTCGCATGACAGAGCGTGTCAGACCTATGCTCACAGCGATCGCCAGTAATACCATCACCGCAATATATGTCCGTTCCCGTCTCCTCCTGCTCATTCTTCTCTTTCTTTTTACTTTCATTGCTGCCTCCGTTTCCTCATTCTCGCCCGTATGTAGAACATTGAGTTGAAATCGTTGTAATAGATTCCCGCATCCGTAAAATCAAAATCCGGATACCATTTCAACATCTGCTCACGAACCTGCTCATGTCCTTTTCTCATGGTCTCGACGTATGTTCCGATTTTCTTATATCCTCCGGCTTTTGCTGTCGGTCTCTTTGAATGAACCACCTTGATGTCGGGGTCTCTCAATCCCTGTGAGGAGTTCCACCGTTTCTCCGATTTCACCCTGTTCTTTTCCTCGACGATATACTTTGCCATTCCTGTCAAACCGTTCTCGTCCTTTTGTAGCCTCCGAACCTCGTTCCTGCTGCTCTGTTTCCAACATCCCTCAACCACATCCATGTCCATGTCGCCATCCATGACAATGTGATGATGCCACCGGATTTCCTCTGTCGGATTGTAGGCGGTCACATAGACATATCTTGCGTTCGGGAGACCCCTTTTCTTTCTCTGATAATTCACCCGTCGGATGAATTTCTGCACGTTCTTGATTGCTGCGTCGATGTCTCCGTCCGGAGGGAGATGCTCATTGTCGTATGTAAACGTGAGCCACAAATCTCTGTCCGTGAAATTCTCATTGATAAGACGCTCCACATATTTCCTTGCGTTCTTGTCGTTCAGATTCCTTTGAGCCTTGTCATTGTCCTTTTTGATACTCCGACCCTCCGGAGGTACTTCATCCATTTTCTTGAACTGTGGATATATCTCAACCTCGAACTGGTCTCCTGCTCGTATCTCCTTGAGTGCATATACAACCTTTTTCCCATGCTTGAACATCTGCTCAACAAAAAACTCATTCATGTCCTCAAGGCTCTTGTTGTATGCTGCCTCATAGTCATACGGGATGAACGTCATCCCTTTCTTTCTCTTTGCCATTCTGACACCGTTCCTCCTGCTGCCCTTATATATACTTTTCAACGACTTGTTACTATCCATCACAAGGTCGTCAAAAGGGTCTGAAACCCTTTGAATCACG